GGGATTATTTCTTCACAAGAAACAGACCCTAATTCAACATTATAAGGAGTAATGAAATGAGTGAAAACACAAAAGCATTTATTGACGCTTTACAAACAGGTGACAACATGGCAGCCGGTGACGCATTTAAAGATGCGTTAAGAGATAAAGTTGGTGCAGCTTTAGATACAAGAAGACAAGAATTAGCTTCTTCTTTATTTAATAAAGCAACTAATGAGGCTATGCCACATAGTGACCCTAAACCTGAGATTGCTGACCCAGCGACATTTGACCAACAAGGTAATGTTGTTGCAATGGGTAAGGCAAATGACGGTCAAGCAGAAATTGATTTAACGCAAGATGCAAAAGAAACTGAGTAATTTATTAAACAAAGATTTAATTGACTCAAAGTCGTTTGCGTCTTTATCGCCTTTGATGAAAGAAGCGATAACAGATGTGTTCAATTTAATTGAAAAAGAAACAGGTGATATTATAGAAAAATTTGAATCAGCAGTTGATAAAGTAGCTGAACATCATAATATTAATACACAATTGTTTTATGATTACTTTGACAAAGAATTAGACGAACAATTAGGAGAATAAAAATGGCATGGGTTACAGTACCAGGTTCAGATGGCATTTGGGAGTATGATAACGCCGCTACGGTGACGGACACATATCCTGATTCAGCTGATGGTGCAAACTCAGTTATTTCTGGTGGTATAAGAACATATACACATCCTAGTGATAGTCGTACTGTTCAAGTTTATATAAAAACAAGAAAAGTTGGTGAAACAAAAGAGCGTGGTGAGTTATCAAAAACTTTCTATGATAGTACCTCAGGTCATATTGGATTTTAATTGTGGCTATTACAACATCTAAATTAGTCGATAACGACTTTAAGATAATTGTAAACTCAAACGGTATTGGTGGTGAGTTTCAACAAAAGTTAGTTGATGTAATAGGTTCTAATAATGCTTCAAGTGAACCAAAAGTTTCAATTGCAAATATGCAATACGAAATTGAAGGTACTGGACAGATAACAGTATTTTTTAAAAATGATGCAACTAAAAAAGTTGTCATATCTGGTAGAGGTAATTGGGGACTAAAACCAGATGAAGTTAAGATACAAGACCCCATTGGAGATATATTACTAAACAGTAGTGACGCAGTTACAAAATATAATATTGTAATTGAATGTCATAAAGAGGCAGGATACAAATAATGGCAGACACAGTAACAACACAAACTATAGCTGATACCTCTGGTGTTAAGTTTGTTACCAAATTAACAAACATCTCAGATGGTACTGGCGAAACTCAGGTAAAAAAAGTAGATGCTTCAGAATTAACTTTTATGTCAGAAGATGGCAATAGAAAGATTAGTAAGATTTGGTATTCTATCAATACTGCTAATAACAAGTCTGCCGTAGAGTTGATTTGGGACGGGGCTACAAATGCCACAGCTGTTTTTCTATCAGGAAACGGCTATTGGGATTTGAGACCAGCGGGAGATGAGATACCAAATAACGCAACTACACCTACTGGAGATGTACTTTTATCTACAAAAAATTTCGCAAATGGCGATAACTATACGATTATTATAGAGTTTAGGTAAAAAGTTTTATAAATATTATACAAAAGAGAGATTAAAAACATGAAACTAATTTCCGAAGAAGTATCAAATGCCGAATATTTGGTTGAAGAAACTAACGGCAAGAGAAATTACAAAATAAAAGGTATCTTTTTACAGGCCGAAATGAAGAACAGAAACGGCCGTGTTTACCCTATGGATGTACTTGAAAAAGAAGTATTAAGATACAATAAAGAATTCATCAATAAAAAGCGAGCATTCGGAGAATTAGGTCATCCTGACGGTCCTACAGTTAACTTAGAGCGAGTATCACACATGATTACTAAGTTACATCCAGATGGCAAAAACTTTATCGGTGAAGCAAAGATTATGGACACACCATACGGTAAGATTGTAAAAGGTCTTATTGATGAAGGCGCTCAATTGGGCGTATCTAGTCGTGGTATGGGGTCCCTAATACAGCGTAACGGTGCTAATTATGTCAAAGACGACTTTTATTTAGCTACTGCCGCTGATATTGTCGCAGACCCAAGCGCTCCTGACGCCTTTGTACAAGGTATCATGGAGAATAAAGAGTGGGTATGGGATAATGGTGTTCTTGTTGAAAAGGATATTGAAGCCTGGAAACAAGAAGTTCGAAGTGCGAAACAAAGAGCTTTAGAAGAAGCAAAACTAAAAGTCTTTGAATCGTTCATTAGAAAACTGTAGTTTTATAAATATATTCTAAGAAAAGAAAATTTTATAAAATTTTATAAAAACTTAAAGGAGATTTCTCAATGGCCGAAACAGAAGCAAAAATTGAGGCGTTAAAAGAGCAGACTGTAGAAGAAGCTAATGCTGTTAATCCGCAGGCTGACGCTCCGAAAAAGAATGCTGTAGCGGCTGAACCTTCACACCTTTCAAATGAGGCAGAAGATTTAGGTGCAGCTGTAGTTAAACCTACGGACAGCAATCCTGACGCCACAAAGAAAGTAAAAGAAGTTTCTGGCGACCCTCAACAGAAAGCTGAAGTTGCTCCCGAAGCATCTCATCTGAAGAAAGAGGAAGCTGAAGCTGAAGAAGGTTCTGAAGAAGAAATCAAGGAAACTGCTGAAGAAGAAACAACAGAAGTTGCTGAAGAAGTTATCGAAGAAGAAGATAACATTGATGTAACTGCTGATGTAGATGCTTTAGTGGCAAACGAAGATTTATCTGAAGAATTTAAATCGAAAGCTGCAACAATTTTTGAAGCTGCTCTGAAATCAAAAGTTTCAGAAATGAAGAAAAAAATGTATGCGTCTTACGATAAAAAAATGAAAGAAGATTTAGAGAATGAAAAAGCGGCTCTCGTTGAAAAAGTCGATTCTTATCTCAACTATGTTGTAGAAGAATGGATGAAAGAAAACGAAATCGCTTTGGAAAGAGGAATCAAAGGCGAAATCGCTGAAGATTTTATCTCTGGTCTTAAAAAACTATTCGAAGACCATTATATTGATGTCCCAGACGAAAAATATGATGTCTTAGAAGACCAAGCTTCGAAGATTGATGATTTAGAGAAAAAACTAAATGAGTCAATCGAAAAGAATGTTGAACTAACTAAGGTAAATGGCGAAATGAAGAAAGCTGAAATCGTAAAAGAAGCAGCTTCTGATTTAAGCGATGTTGCTAAGGAGAAATTCAACAAACTTGCAGAAGAAGTTGATTATACAAGCGAAACAGATTTCCGAGCAAAAGTAGATACTATTAAAGAATCATACTTTGGTGCGAAGAAAGATGTGTCATCTGACATTGATGATGTAGCGGTAGGCGAAACCACAAATGTGGACTTGTCGGAAAGCATGGCTGCTTATACCGCCGCTATTACTAAAACTAAAGACATTAAGTTGTCGAAATAATAGAGGAGAGAGAAAAGATATGTACTTATCTGAAACTTTTGAAAAAAAATGGCAGCCAGTCTTAGAGCACGCAGATTTACCAAAAATCAACGACTCATATAGACGAGCTGTAACTGCTACAATCTTGGAAAACCAAGAGCGTGCAATGAAAGAAGATGCTGCTTTCTTAAGCGAAGCTGCACCTACAAACTCAACTGGTGCTTCTATTTCTAATTGGGATCCAATTTTAATCTCATTAGTAAGAAGAGCAATGCCAAATCTTATCGCATACGATATTGCTGGTGTTCAGCCTATGTCTGGACCAACTGGTCTTATCTTTGCAATGAGAAGTAGATACCAGTCACAAACTGGTACTGAAGCTTTATTTGACGAAGCTGATTCAGATTTCTCAGGCAGAAATGCTGCTGGGTCATCTGTTGATGGTTTCTCATCTACTGCTCACTCAGGCACAAATCCAGAAGTTCTTAACGACTCACCTGCTGGTACTTACACAACTGGTACAGCAATGACTACAGCTGCTGCTGAAGCCCTAGGCGATGCCTCTGGTAATCAGTTTGCTGAAATGGCATTCTCAATTGAGAAATCAACTGTGACTGCTAAGTCAAGAGCTCTTAAAGCAGAATACACTATGGAATTAGCACAAGACTTAAAAGCTATCCACGGTTTAGATGCTGAAACAGAACTTGCTAACATCCTATCTGCTGAAATCTTAGCGGAAATCAATAGAGAAGTTGTTAGAACAATCTATATTAACGCAGAAAAAGGTGCCCCTACAGGTACAGTAACTACTGCTGGTATCTTTGATTTAGATACTGACTCAAACGGTAGATGGTCTGTTGAGAGATTCAAAGGTCTTATGTTCCAATTGGAAAGAGATGCAAACAGAATCGCTCAAAGAACTAGAAGAGGTAAAGGTAACATTATCATTACTTCAGCTGATGTAGCGAGTGCTTTACAAATGGCAGGTGTATTAGACTATACTCCAGCTCTTAACAACAATCTAAATGTTGATGACACAGGTAATACTTTTGCTGGTGTTCTTAACGGTAGATTTAAAGTGTACATTGACCCATATAGTGCAAACTCAGCGTCTGCTCACTACTATGTAGTAGGCTACAAAGGTACTTCACCTTATGATGCAGGTATGTTCTATTGTCCATATGTACCACTACAAATGGTAAGAGCAGTTGGTCAGGACACTTTCCAACCGAAGATTGGTTTCAAAACTAGATACGGCTTACAAGCAAACCCATTTGCTGAAGCTGGAACTGGTGATGCAGCTGTTATCAACGGTGCTGGTTCTGCTAACTCAAACAGATACTATCAGCGTGTACAAGTGGCAAATTTAATGTAAGCTACTTGATACATTGTATCAAACTTAAAAAGGCGGGTAGAAATATCCGCCTTTTTTTATATCATATAATTACATAAAGTTGGCATAATATAAATAGTTTTATGAAACATAAACATCATATAATTCCAAGACACATGGGTGGAACAGATGACCCAAATAATATAGTAGAATTAACTATAGAAGAACACGCACAAGCGCATAGAGAGTTATATGAAAAACATGGCCATTGGCAAGATAAAGTCGCATATGAAGGCCTATCTGGTCAAATACCTAGTAAACAAGTTATTGCAGAAGTATATAAACAAAACGGTTTAGCTAATGTACATAATTTACACACTAAAAAAATAAAAGCAAAAGCTAGACAAAGAACAAAAGAAGTGAATACAGGCCGAGTTTTTACACCTGAACACAGACGAAAAATTAGTGAAGCTGGAATTAATAGACCTGTATCAGAAAGTCAAAAGAAAAAAGTTGCT